GCGGCGCAGAAGGTCGAGCTCATCGGCCGCTCTGCCGTGGACAACGTCCATAGCGAGAACCTGACCGAGGTCTTCACCACACTGGCTGTGGAGATCGAGGACGCAGTCGACAGGATCAAGGTGCTGGTCGGCATCGAGCAGCCCACCGCCGGAAAGGCGGTGGCCCTATGACCATCTCCTTCACCCAGGGCAAGGGTCTCGCCGATCTGGCGGCCCAGCTTGCCGACCTTGAGGCCCTGTGGCGCCTCACCCACGACGCCAAGATGGAGGCGCAGCAGCAGGGCAAGAGCCTGGCCGGCGTCTACACCCCTCGCGAGATCGCAGCATCGAACGATGCTCACCTACTGTGCGAGGTCAACAAAAGGACCCTCAATCGCACAGACAGCCTCGCCGATGTCATCCTGCTCACCGAGCCCAGAACGCTGGACGAGACGTTGTCGCTGGCCCTGGTCTACCGCGAGGCAATGTCCCGCTACCTCAACGACGTGACCGAGAACCCGGAGAGCGTCAAAGACGACGAGATGGTCGAGCGGGAGCGGGTCTTGGACCACACGAGGGAGGCTATCATACGCGGCCTCGTCTACGGTGCTGGCGCGAAAAGCCCGTTGCTCACGAGTTACGCCTGCGAGACCGAGGAGTTGGTCCCGTGGGACGAGATGCGCCGGAAGGCGGAGGAGGCAGCCGCGCGCTACCCGACCAAGGCGCCAAAGACGCCCAAGGCAGCCGAGGAGGCGAGCGAATGATGCAGCGCATCGCCGCCCTCTTTGAGGCGCTCACCATCGCTGAGGTCGATGCCGAGCCGCCAGCCCTGCGCAAGCGCTTCGCTCAGTATGCCCGCTACTGGGCAGAGATCGCCGACCCGCAGAAGCCTCCGCCGCCCAAATCGGGCATCCTGGGCGATCTCGGGAGCGGCGGGCGTTCCGAGTAGACCAAAACCGTAACGGAAGAGGTCCGGCCAATTGGCCGGACCTCGCATGCGTGACGTGTCAAGACACGTGCAGACACGTCATTTGCAATAGCTCGGGTGCCATTTCCGAAATCACCGGCCTGCGATCTTACCAGCCCCGCGGCAGCGCGCGTCGATCGTCTTATTGTGGATCTCTGCTTGCCGGATCGTTTCGGGCGTGTCCTCCGTGCTCCACCTGATCTTCTTCGCCGTCAGGCAGAAGGTGTCGACGACCGTTTCCGTGCCCTGCGTCGTGGCGCAGCCTGTGGCGCTTGTCATGACAATCATCACGACGGCCGTCATCCTGAATGTCATCTCTTCCCCCTGTCCCTGCAGCTGGCCGACTTGCGGCAAAGCTCTATAATGGCTTGTTTATCAGCCGGAAGAGGCGTGGCCTCAGTCGCTTCGCGTTCGGCCTGAGCCGTTTTGGATGCTGACGCCAGCGCTGTTGCTGCCGACTCCGCTTTACCAACCGCCACCCCCGTGCTGTGCGCAGCTGCCAGCTTGGCGTTATGCCGGAGCTGCACGGCGCCGAAGAAGAGACCGACGCAGACCGCCGCGGCTCCCGCCAACCATGTCACCGGTAGCCCGAACATGATCAGGACTCCTGTAGCTTGGCGACTTCGGCCGCAATCGGAATGCCAGAGGCGTGCTCAGCCACGCGTGAGCGCTTGCGAAGCTGCGACCTCACCACCATGCCGATCCCAACCAGCAGCACGGCCGCCATGACTGGGTGATCCTTGGCGTACGTCACCACCCGTCCGGAGACCTCGAGGAGCGTGCTCCACCAGGAGAGACCATCAGGCAGGCTGGCGAACTGCGGAGGCGACACCAAGCCGAACATGCCCTCGACCACGGACTTGAGCCCCTCGAAGATCGGCACGAAGAACACCCCGACGATGCCGAGCTTCTCCTCGTTGTCGGCGTCCTTGATCGTCGTGGAGCCCGCCTTGCGCAGATCCTTGACGGTGGCCGGCACAGGCCGGCGGAAGCCGAGGGCGCCGGCCGCGTTGAGCCAGTTCGTCAGCGTCACCGCGTCTCCGCCCGCCAAGCCGCCTTGATTGCCACCAATGCAGCGCACCTCGACCTTGCCGCCCTTGGTGCGGACTTCCTTGACGCAGTTGACGTGCCCATACGGGCCTTTGGGGTTGCCACGCGGCCAGATAGCCACGTCCCCCGGCGCCACGGCGCTGAGCTCAACTTTGACGCCCCACGTCAGCCAGGAACGGGCCATCGGATTCACGTTGACGGGAGGCATCGGCAGGCCGGCCTCCTTTGCGGCAGAGCACATCGACAGCGAACACCAGCTGGTTTCGTCGTCGAGAATCTCGGGATGCCCGGCATCGGCCGCCCAGCCGACAATCACGGCGTTGTGCCGTGGCCCAGGGATCTCCTGGATGCCGAGGCGGCTCTCCCAGACTTCAATCAAGGTTGGCATGATCCCAGCCTTTTCAGGTTGCGGACGGTGGCACGGTGTGGTTGTGTGTGGGGTATGCTGCAGGATCATCGACAAATTGCCCGCGATAGATTTGCCCGGGTCATGCGGGTGCCGGACGTCATTGTCGCGAGCACCGTGATGGGTGCCGTGACGTGGCCGCTCTGGATGGCGTTCGATAATCTGACCGTGGGAAAGCCGATAAAGCCCGAAGAGGCGGTGCTCTTTTTCATCACCGCCGCCATCGTCGTCCCGCTGTACTTCCTGGTCCGGCTTATCGCTGCGGCGGCAATTGCCGCCATCACGACCCGCCGGGCCGCGGCGCGCCAGGCGGCGCGGCTACGAAGCCGCCATTCAGCCTCCAGCGCCCTACTCTAGCGTCGAACACTGGGGCCGGTGGCGGCGGGCCTGCGGGCGGAAGCGGCGCCCTTGGATGCAGCGCCAGATCGAGCGCCCCGCGCTCTGCCTCGGCCGCTGCCATGCTCGGCCGCGGGAGCGACCGGAGCGGGTGCATCATCTCTGCGGTCAACGCACCCCCGGCAAAACCGCGCCCGAGGTTCTGCATCGCCGTCCATATCGCCACTTGCTGCTGTGCCCTACGCAGGCGTGCGACGCCCTCCGGCGTTGGTCCCTGCTCTCTCAGCGCCGCTTCCGCCGCCTGCAACTCACGCTGAGCCGCCGGAAGCATCAGGAACTGCGACATTCCAGATTCCGCGCCACCAACGCCCACCGTCGCGGCTGTCGGCCCGTACAATGCCCCGGCGCTGGGACGATAGAGCTGATCCGCCGGCAGCACAGGACGTGTCATGTTGCCTCCCATCATGCCGGGGGCAATCTCGTGGGTGACGGACGCCATCGGCGCGACCGGGCTGGGCATGTGCAGGCTGGGCGAGCCGCTGGGCGTGAACGCGAAGGGCGGTGCAGTGCGTGGGCTGCCCTGGGTCCATAGTTCATTGAGCCGCCCAATGCGTGTCGTCAGGTCGCCCTGACCAAGCTGGGCCGAGGTCGCATCAACCTCCCGTCTCAGGGTCTCGGCGCGTCGGCGCGTGCCGCGTGCGAGCCAGTCGCGAAAGAGATGCCCCCCGATGCCGCCGCCGGCCCACGCCCCGACGGTCGGTCCCCACGCCTCCAGCCACCCCGGCTGGCTCTCATCCATCGCCCGCCTGCCTGCGTCCGCCAGGTCGAGGCGCTCGGATTCGGCGCGGCGCTCCTCTGCCGTTCTGATATCAGCTCGGATCGTGGTCTCTGTGGGCCCCAGTGCGTCGATCTGCGTCTGCAGCAGCCGCCGGTATTGCGCAATGAGGCCGCGCGTCTGCGGGCCCATCTTGCCGTCAACGGTGGCGCCAAGCGCTTCCTGGGCCTCTTTGATCTGATCTGCCGTGAGCCTGGTGACGTTCTCCGGGTCGTAGCGATCGAACCTTGCCTGCAACCCAGTCCGCCGCGTTTCGAGGTCGCGCAGCCGGCGCCGCGCGTCATCCAGTGCTGTCTGCGCCTCCGTGGCACGCGCCCCCAATGCCGTCGGCGCCTGCGCCTCGCCCGACGTGGCCATCAGCGACCCACCCAGCGCAAGGGGCACGCCCACCGCCGGCCGCGCCAGGGTCTGTCCCAGGCCCTCCACTGCGGGCCGCACGCCCGGGATCGACATGAGGCCCCGCCCGGCCGCGCCCGCTACCCGGAACGCCGGCCCAAGCCCAACCATGCGGCCGATCTCGGCATACTCAGGGTCCTCGGCAGCGGCAGCGTTCAGATAGACGCCCTGCACCAGGGACGGCGTCACCTGTGTGCCGGAGAGCGTCGGCACAGGCGCGAGAGCCTCCATCGGAGGCGGCGCGCCGAGAGGCGTAGCAAGCCCGGCGCCAAGGGCTCGCAATTGGCTCCAGCCCGGCAGAGACCGGACCGGCGCCACCTCGGCTCCAATGCCAGGCCCCATCGCGCTCCCGGGCGTCGGCGCTGGCGCGGTCGACATCGGCACATAGCCGGCCAGGAAGTCATCGACAGTCGGGAACGGTGGCGGCGTTGGCGCCATGGCGAATGGGCTGTAAGGGTACGGCATCGCTATTTTCCCGCTTGCGGAGGCGATTATGGTTATTGGGGGTTGGATTCTTCTGGTCCTGGCCGTGCTCGCGGCCTTCGCCGCCAACCCGTTTCTGGGGTTGGCGCTGCTGGTCTTGCTGGTCGCGGTTTGGAAGCCGTCCTGGAAATCGTGAGGCGGCCTGAAAGAGTCCCAAATTGGGACTCTTTCTTATCCGTATGCTTACCTTACAGGCTCACTGGTCCGCCTGACAGGGTGGCCGACGGCGCGCCGGCTATCGCGCCGCCAAGGTTGCCGCCAGCGCCGATCGACGGCGCCCCGATGGCGAGCTGCGCCTGCTGCATCAGCTCGTTGAAGCGCGCCATGCGGCTCGTCGACATCGTCAGCCTGAGACGTGCGATGATGGCCGTGATCTCGTCCGGGTTGGCGGTGAGCAGCAGTCGCGACATCTCCCGGGCCCTATCGGCAGACAGCCCGAACGCACGATCCACGATCTTCTCCAGCACAGCGCGGCCGAGCTCAAAGAGCGAGGTCGAGCCGCGCCAGATGTTGGCAAAGCTCTGGACGTTCTGGACGATCTCCATGCCGCCCAGCGACAAGGCGTCCTGCAGGTTGCGATCCGTCATCGAGCCGCCGATCGCCGTCCGCGCCGTCCCGCGCACCATCTCCTGCTCGCCGGCAATGTAGGTGCCGAACCGGCGCATGACGTCTGCGGCGTCGGCCTCTCCGGCGCGCATACGCTGGCCGATCAACGTCAACATCCGCTCGGCCCTGTTTACGTCAAACCCAAGCGTGACATCCTGCGTTGCGCGCTTGCTGGCGTTCTCCGCTTCCATCCCCCAGACGATGCCGAGCCGGGCCAGCTTCTTCTCACCGTCCGACGCAAGGCCGTCGTAGCGCTTCAGCACCTCGTCGGGATCGTCCTTCCACGCGCGCTTGAAGTCCTCCAGAATATCCCGGTCGCGCGCGCCCCTGGCGTAGATGCCGCGCGCCTCCGAATAGAGGTCGCCGAGCTTGCCCGGCTGGATCTTGTCGACGGCGTCGATCATCTCGTTCTTGAGCCTGGTGAGCTCGCCGGCCTCGAAGTTGCGGCCCTTGGCCAGGAAAACGCCGATCTCGTCGTCCATCTCCTGCTTGGCCTTGTCGAAGGCGCGCAGGCTGCGCACGGGCTTGCCGCTGTCGTCAACGAAGCGGTTGGCCGCCTTGCCAATCATGCTGCGATAACCGCTCCCGTACTGCGCCGCCTCGTTCTGCCACCTCTGAATGATGGGGCTGAGCGCCGGCCGTACCGACACCACGTCGCCGACCGCATATGCCTTGCGGTACGCTGGGGCGCTGGCCTCCTGCATGGCCGCCAGGATTTCTTCAGAGGTCTTGCCACCCGTGGAAGCGTGCCCGTGAAACTCGGCATCCTTGATCCGGAATAGCCGCTTCGTGGCGTCGACAATGCGCCCCAGAGCTCCGGTCGGCGACACGTTGTTCTCGCCCGTGCCGAGCTGCACACCGAACTGCTCACGGTTCTCCCCAACCGTGCGCCCCGCCAGGAACCGCTCGCGTGTCGGCAGGCCCCGCTGTGCCAGGTCTCCCTCGCTGGCGCCGCGCGGCAGGATCCCCGTATGGCGTGCCTGCAGGAAGCGGGTCACGTCCTCGCCCACCTCGCGATAGCTGCTGGCGCCGGCCCGCAGCAGGCGCTGCAGCGGCGGATAGATCTCGGCCAGCGTCTGCGCGTTGAGCGCCTCGCCGCTCCCGTGGAACACACGCGACTGCTGGACGGCCGCCCAGGCCCGCTCGACATCGTCGATGGTGCCGCCAGCGCTCATGATCCAGTCGGCGATCATACGCAGCGCACCTTCCTGCGCGCCGAAGGCCTCCGGCGCTGGCGGCCCACTCGCGGACAGGAACGACGCGCCCTCGACCGGACGTCCGACAGGCAGAACAGGGGCCTCATAGTCGGCGCTCGGACGCGCACCGCCCGAGCGCAAGGCGCGCCCGGTGGCGCCGATCGCGCGGCCCGTGGCGGAGAGTGCCCGGATCGCCCCGCCAACAACCGGCGGAGCGGCGAGGCCGATCCCAGCGCCCACGCCCGTACCTTCTACGGCCGAGCCCAGCCGCTCCATTGGCGTGCCCTCGCCCGAGCCGAACCCGGACACGGCACCCGTCGCGCCGCCGAGCACCGCGGAGCGGCCCATGGTCCGCAGCAGGGACGAGCCCTCGGTTGCCCAGCGTCCGGCGCGCGCCAGGCCCGTCACTGCCGCGAGCGGCCCCACGAATTGCGGCAGGCCGCCCACGACATGCGCCGTCAGGGACGCGCCCGGGTTGTCCCGGGCAAATTCCTCGTTGCTGCGCCGGATGCGGGTGACGGCTTCGTCATAGCCCTCGCCCTGCTCCCGCAGGAACGGCAACATGGCCTCGGCCTCGTCCGCGAAGCCGAAGGACAGGCCTTGCAATGCCTGCCGCGTAAGGCCGCCAGCATACTCGCCCCAGCCCCGCGCGCGGCCGTCGCCGGTCTGCAGCCGGAACCGGGCCAACACATCGGCTTGCGACATGCTGTCCGGTGCGGTGACCTCGTAACGGCCGCCGTCGGGTCCGGTGATCTCGTAACGAGCCATTAGTCCATCCGCCTGATGGTGAAGCCGCCCTCAGGCGACGACTGGCTGGAGCCGCTGCTCGGCGCGCTGATTGGCGGCAGGCCGGCGAGCGTTGCCGTGTTGTTGCGGACGCGCAGCAGCTCGCCCAGCAACCGCGTCGACATCGCGCGGGCCCGTTCGGCTGGGTTCGTGAACAGATTGGAGAAGCCAGATATCCCCGGCACCAGCCCGCCCGGGCCCATGCCCGTCAGGCCCACCGACGGATCGTAGACCATGCTTTCCATGAGCGAGAGATCCGGCCCATTGAGCACGCCCAGGTTATAGAGCTCCTTCAGCTGCAGGAGGATGTTGGTGCGGGCCAACCGGACAGCATCGCTCTCCTGGCCCGGCAACATGGTGACGCCGGTCTGCTCGATGAGGCGCGTGTAGTCCTGCAGCGCCCCGGCGAGGATCCGATAGGCGCTGTCGGTCTGCAGCGCCCGGGTCCGGACGGCCTCCGGTACCTGCTGCTGTCTCTCGGCCGCGGTGATGGCCTGCTCGACCACCTGGCGCACGCCGGGCAGCCGCGATGCCGCCGCGAACGCACGCGCCTGGCTGACGGTCATGGACACGTTGCCGATGCGCACAACGGCTTCGCCTCCAGGAGCGCCCGGAGGCGGCCCTCCAGGCCCGGTTGATGGCGGCGGGCCTCCGGTAGGCGGCGGCGCCTGCAGCCCGCCCACGGGCGGCGTTGGCGGCGTGATGCCCGATTGATCGGTGATGCCCGGCAAGCCGGCTCCAGCACGCAGCCGATCGCCGGTTGCCACCTCCAACCCATCCCCGCCACCGCCGGGCGGCGTCTGCCCACCGATGCCGAACATCCGCATGGTCGCATCTTCCTGCGCCTGCTGGATCCGCAACTGCTCGGCCTGCTGGCCCCGGAACATTTGCCACCGCTGTAGCGCGGGCAAGCCTTCCTCGGCCCCCATTGCGAAGATCGTCTGCGCCATCTCCGGCGGTACGCCCTGCAGCAAGGGGTGGCTCGCATTGGGGCTGCCGTTGGCGCCGAAAGCGTCGCGCCAGATGCGGTCCATGGTCGAGCGCCGCGACTGCAGCCGCTCCCACTCGGTCTGCTCGCGGCCCGCACGGACGGCCTGGGTTGCAGCCTGGGCCCCGGCTGGGCCCCAGTTGCCGCCCGGCTGCGTGCCCAGGATCGCCAGACCCGCCATGAACGCTGGGTTCTGCATGAGGCCCTCGACCCAGCCACGCTGGGGCGGCCCTCCTGTCGGCGTGCGCTCGTCGGCAGCCGCCTGTGCGCCGCGCACGATGGCGTCAGCATCCGGCGGCGGCGTTGGCGGCAACCCGCTTTCGCGTACTAGGTCGCGCCCCATCGGCTGCAGTTCGCTCTGCCCCATCGGATGGCCGTAGCTGCCGCCCTCCGGCGTCACGACAGGCGCACCAAAGGGTGGCACGACCGGCGGCGTGGTCGGAGGCGTCGTCGGTGGCGTCATCGGCGGCGTGTCGTAGACCTGCAGATGCGCATTGCCGGGCAGCGTCCGCTTGGGTGCCAGCGGCGAAACGGGGCGCAGTGGCCCGAGCAGTGTGGAAGGCTCCACATTGCCGCCCCGCAGCAGCTGCAAGAATTCCGCCTCAGACACGCCGGGCGGCCTCACAGGCGGCGCCGTCATGGACTCCGGCGCATTGACCCACGAGCCGTACATCGGCTGCGGCGGCGGCGTGGGCGGCGTCTGAGGCCCCAGCACGGCGCCCCAGTCACCGGCAAACGCGTCGCCCACCGGGCGGATCCCGAACCCGGATTGCAGCGACCGTGGCCCGCCCACAGGCGGCGCCACCGGAGCCGAGGGTGTGTCAGTCACGCCGTCAGGGCCGCCCTGGCGGAAGCCCGGCGGACCGGACATAGACGACACCTCACGGCCGACCCAGCTACCAGTCGGGCCGCGCTCCACGACCATCAGTGCGCCGTCAGGTCTGTGGTAGTACATGCCCGCCCGAACTCCCGAGGGGCCGAGCTGCTGTATCGCGGACCGCGAGAACGGCCGCTCACGCGACCCGTCACCATTGTCCTGTCCGCCGATAGGCGGTGTCTGAGCCTGCGCCGAGCCGACCGGGTTCATGGCGCCCAGCGCCCCTGTCAGTCCTGCGCCAATGCGCTGCAGCCAGCTCTGCCCGGTGTCAGACGGCGGGCCGCCCGTCAGCGGTGACGGCGCGCTGTCGCTGCTCGCCACAGGCATTGCAAGCGGCGCTGGGGCCGTTGTGGGTGGTCCGCCTGTCCCAGGCCCCATCGCCCGGCCGAACCTATCCTGCCACAGCTGGGCAAAGTCCTGCGCCGAGATGCTGCCTACCGGAAGCCCCGCCAGGCGATGTCCACGCGGAATATTGCCCGTGATGGCCTGCTGTGCCAGCGCGTCGCTGCCGTAGAACCGTCTTATGGCCTGCCAAGCTGGCGTGCCTGGTGCTGCGCTGAGCAGTGCGGCCGAGCCGGAAGGCCCTTGCTGATGGCCGAAGTAGAGCTCCCAGTCAGCAGGCGCACGACCGAGCCGCCGCGAAAGATCGGTGCGCAGCGAGCCGATGTGCTGGCCGAACGCGCGCTGCTGCTGGCCGACGTCCGTCCAGTCCGTGATGCCATACCGGCGCTCCATGTCCGGACCGAACTGAAACAGCCCCCTGTACCGGCTGCGGCGACCGCCCGGCAGCGTATTCCAGGCGAGCGGGTTGCCGCCCGACTCAATGCTGGAGAAGGCATCCATCAGGCCGCTCATTGCAGCGCTCCGTAATCAACGGTGAGCCAACCATCGGGGCTCAGCCCGACGGCCGCCGGCTCGATCAGCGCGACCTCGTGCGCCATGAAGCCCTCGTGACGCGTCTCGGGCGGATCCCAGACGTAGCGCCAGGAGTAGACGCCCCAGCCGCGGGGATCCTCGCCGATACGCTCGATGTCGGTCTTGATGTGGATGTCGGAGAGCATGGCCATTGGGCCGCCGCCGCCGAACATGCCGGCTGCCGTCAGACCCAGCCCCGCGATCGTCTGCAACGGGCTCGCCGTCTGCGATGACGTGCCCTGCTGTCCCAGCGTCGCAAGGGAGCGCATGCGTTCCAAATACTGCTCCAGCGGCAGCGAGGCGGTCGCGTCGACCGAGCCCGCCATACCGGCCGCCTGCTGCTGGAGGCCGCGTTCGGTGTTGTATTGCGAGAACAGCGGCGCAGCCATCGCCGATGTGAACCCGCGCGTGAGCGCACCCGCCAGGCCGCTATCGCTCGCGCTGGTGCCTCGACCAGCACGCGAGAACATCGCCGTGACGTTGGGCGCCACGCTTTCCCAGATGGAGCTCGTCAGCGCCCCCAGATGCGGATTGGTGTTGGGGTCGAGATACTGACCGCCGAGCACGCGAGAGAGATAGCCCGACGCCTGCGGCGCCAAGCGGTTGGGGTTGGCCATGTCGGCCTGATACTGCTGCTCGATGCGGCCCGGACCCGTCTCGGACAGGGCCCCCATGCCCGGCCCGGACGCTATCGTGCTCGTCCGCTGCTTACTCGTTGTCATTGATCTGCCGCTCCATGTGCACCAGCGTCGGCCGCCAGCCGCTGCCGGCGAGACGCCGCACCCATCCCTTGCGGCCGATCAGAGTCAGCCGCGTGCATCCGAAGTCCTGTTTCGCCCACCGCACGATTTCAGCCTCAAGGTGACGCCACGACCCAAAGGCCTCGCCGGCAACGATCACGATGTTGCAGGTCCGGCCATGCACTGTTTCGATCAGCTCGGTGATGCAGCAGCCGCGCGGCCGTCCGTCCCAGATCAGCCACAGCTGCATAGTGCGGCGATCAAGCATGCCGCGAATGTCATCGGGCCCATGATCCGAGCCCCGGGCCAGCGCCGCTTTGACCCAGCGCTCGACGAACGGCCAGGCGACGCCGACCTTGGCCGGCGGCACGGCGACGAGGCGCATCACGATATGCCGTACAGGGCATAGGTCCCGGCATCGAAGTTGCCCGTGCCGGCGCTGCGGGTGATCTGCAGCGCGTCGATTGCAGCAGTCGCACCGACATACCAGACGCGGCCTCGGTTGTTCGTGCCACCCTGCAAATAGCGGAACTGGCTCAGCTTGTGCGGACCGTTGTGGTAGTTGGAAATCGTGACCGTGCAGGTGAAGCTGTCGCCCGAAAGCATGTTCGCCGCCTGGATCAGGCCCGCCGCCGTCGTGTCCTGATAGGTTGTGCCAACGGGATCCCAGTAGTCTCCGGGATAGTTGCCGAGGGTCGCATCGTAGCTCGACCCGTTGTTGGTCGAGACGCGCACCACTGGCGTGTTGTTGTTGTTGCTAAACGACGCGCCCGCAACGTGCAGCACGATATAGGCGAAGGTGGCGGGAATACTTGTGATGGTGACCGCCGACCCAGACAGCGACCCCGACGCGATTGTCGTGGTGCCACCCGTGCTCGACGGCGTCGCCCATTGAGGATTGGCGCCCGCCCCCTGCGTTTGGAGGAACTGCCCGGATGTTCCGGCACCAAGCCGGGCCCAGGCCGACGAGCCGCGATAGAGCACGTCCCCCTGCGCTGCCGAGCCGATCCAGTCGAGCAGCTGACTAAGCGTGACCTCCTCACCATCGCCCGCGCCGGCCGTATTGCGGCCGAGCACGCGCTGCGTTGCAGTGAAAGCAATGTTGCTCGCCGGCTGCCCGGTCAGGTCCGGCGACGAAACCCCGTCGAGGTAGTCTCCCTTGCGCAGCTCCCGGATGAGTGAGAAAAGACAGTCATAGAGCTGGTCAGGCGTCTTGCCCTGAGGAAGCTTCCAACGGGTATCAAGGGACATTTGCCATCCGATGCGCCTGCACCAGCATATCGCGACCCGCATCCAGGTTGCCCTGCACCGGCTTCAACATGGCGGCACGCCCATTTTTAGTCACGACTGGACAAGTCCCCATTGCGAGCACTGGATTGCTGCCGTTGGGCATTTGGCCGATCGGAGTTTCGATGTCCTCGAAATCGGCAGCTTCGAGGGTCGCTCCGCGCTGTTCTTCCTTGAGACATTTCTCAAGTCGCGCGTGACCTGCGTGGACCCGTTCCCACCAAAGCGAAGCGCGAAATTCGATCACAACATTCGCCGCTATCGTCATCGGCTCACGAAGCGGCGCGGCCGCAGCGCGGCTGTCCTTGATCAGCTCGTCACTGAGAAACGGCGATATGACGTGGTCTACATCGACGGCGATCACAGCCGGGGTGCCGTGCTTGCCGATACCGTGCTGGCTTGGCAGCTGCTCAGAGTCGGCGGGGTGCTGATCTGGGACGACTACCTTTGGGAGACTGATGCCCCCTCGGACATGCGTCCCCAGCATGCAATCGATGCCTTCTTCCAATCCTTCGGTGACTGTATGCGTGAGGTCCATAGAGGCTACCAGCTCATTGCCATCAAGACCGCCGAGTGGCCAATCCACGATCAAGCCATGTCGCCAAACACAGCGAAGCTAAAATCCTGATCGTCGCGGCCGTTGTTGAAGGTGTTTCCGATCTCCACCGCGAATGCTGATGCTGATGCAGGGAGAGCCCTGATCCACTTTTCGCCCGCGCTCGACATAAGGCCGGGGACAATCGCGTAGTTGGTATCGGCCATCGCGTTGGTCATCGTAACTGTGTAGTTGCCTGCGGAGCCCCGCACGATGCTGGCAACGTTGAAGGCCGTGCCTACTATGCCGCCCGATGACCCGCCGCGGCCCACTGCCTTCGGATGCGCCGGGTGGAAGTGCTGGAACCCCGGGGTAACGAACATGTCGAAGGAGTTTGCGGCGTTCTCCATCTCCGCCTGAGTCGGCCCCCGCAGCAGCGTCACATCGCCGTCGGATCGCCGGTAGGCCAGATTTGTTACGCCGGCTTCGTCAAGCGCATACAGTCGCCCTGTATTGGCTGCCGGGTTGCCTGGCGAGGCATTCTCGCCAAGGTCCACGAACATGGACCCCACCAACGCGGCCAGAGCTGAAATCATGATCCAGTCGTCGAGCGACGCGGAATAGATCACATCGACGGGCTGCCCCGAGATGATATCTCCCTGTGCTAGCGGTGAGCGTTGAACCGGCGAATGTCTTTCGCGCCGAGACCATTGAGGTTCAGCGTCGCCGCACCCGTGATGCTGTGGTTTGCCTTGAACGAAAGGCGCGTCCCATCGACCATAGACGAGATGGTCCGGTTGGACGTGACCGCGAAGGCGTTGCTCGAACCCGAAGAGGTGAGCGAGCCGTTCGTGTCCTTGAACCACCGCGCCAGAATGCCCTCCAGCGCCCGGGCGCCGTCATTGACCGCACCCGGCGACATGCCCTCTGGAAACCGTGCCGTGTTGCTGGCATCGGCGACATTGAGATCGCTGATTTCGGCCATTACCTGCTCCCTGTCGGCGCTGCCGTCACGTGCACACCCTCCATGCGCCGCCAAGCGGCACCAGCGGCGATCTGCAGCCGTACCGAGCCAAAGCGCGCGTCAATGCGCTGCGGACAGAAGCCTGCGCGGTTCATCTGCGTGGCGTTCGTGTAAGTCTTCATCGCGCCAGGCAACGCCTTGCGGACGCCTACGGACGCCGCCACAGCGCCGGACTGCATGTCGCCCATAGGCCAAACCTCGGTGACGAGGCCGCGCCGCCCCGGCTGCAACTCGGCCTCTGCCGTCTCGATGGTTGCCGCCCGCGCGCCGCCGGAGAAGAACCCGAGCTGGTGATCTCCGGCCTGGAAAGCGGCAAGGCGGATGCGCCGGTCGTCCCAGACCGTCGAGTCGATGTCCGCCGGCTGGATGTCGCCATCGATGCTGTCGCCCCAGACCGTCGATATGTTGTCGAGCGTGAAGGGCTCGGCCGGACTATCGAACAGGAATTCGAGGCTGATCTCGTCATGCGTCCAGCGGCCGTCCTGCACGCTGTAGATCAGCACTTCGTTGGGCAGCTGGCTGGACCCCATCGGACATGCCCACACCACCAGCTTGCGGGTGTAGTCGATGCCAACCGATATCTTGTGGCGATAGGCGTAGTTCAGGTTCTTCGTGAAATAGGTATCGACTTTGCCTGCGCCGATCGGCGCGCTCGACTGCCCGTTGAAGGCGTAGAACCCGTCATCTGCGGCGTAGAAGATGATCCCGCCGAAAGGTGTCGCAGCATTGCGTGCAATGCAGCCGCGCGCCTTCTCCACGTAGTCCTGCCCAAAGTCCCAGATCACGGGCGGACCGACGTAGATGGCACGGCGGATCCCCCGCTCTTGGAAGATAGCCGCATAGTCGAGGCCGATGAGCGAGATGATCTCGCCGCGTTCCTGGTCGAGCTCCTGGTTCCCAGCTTGTGTCGAAGGGTCTGGCGTCCAGTCGGTCACATCGTTGAAGGCCGACCAGTGGACAGTGAAGCCCTTGCCCATCCACAAAAAGTCACCCACACGCGCGACGCTCGTTGCCCCTGACGGCGGGGATCCCGCGAGGTTCGCGAAATCGACGCTTGTGCCCATGGTGTAGTGCTGGGGCGCCTCTGATCGGGCCACCGCCACCACGTTGTTGCCGAACTGGGCTAGTTGCCACGTGTCCGTGCTCAGCAGGGCATAGCCGCCGGCCTTGGATACATCGACCGCCATGCGGCTCTCGAGCGTATAGAGCCGATCGTCATCCCCGAAAAAGATGTGCGGGGCGGTCGTCTCGTCATAGAACGTGTCACCACCCAGCACCACATCCTCGGCGCCGGCACCGAAGTGGTAGGCGCTGGTCGGAGGCGTGAATGCGGAAGTCCACCGTGCCACGCCCACAGAGAGGCGGAACTCGTCGATCCAGCCAATCCACGGGTCTGAGCCGGCGCCGCGCGAACCGATGTAGAGGTCCAACGCGCTGTCCGTGACAGCCGATGCCGACGTGTCGGTGTCCTCGGCAACGCCGTCGACGAAGAGGATCCAAGTGCTTCCGTTGCGGACGACCGCGACATGATGCCAACCGGTATTGACGGCGTTGGTGAACTGCGTCGTGCCCGTCAGCGTTATGATGCCGATGGCGCCGAACTCGATCTGGTTGCTCGCATTGCGCCGAATGTACCAGGACGAGGCACCCGTCGCGCCGGCGTCGGTCTGCCCTGCAATCCCGCGCGGCGTGCCGCCGGCCACATTGCAATTGAACCATACGTCGATCGTGAAATCGCCGGTCCCGAGCGTGAAATCCGAACTATCCGGCGTCGTCGCCCAATCGCCCGTCCCATCGAACAGGCCAGAGGCGCCGCCGAACTTGCTCTGCGCAGTGTCGATTTGCGCATTGCCGGCAGCCGTGAACGTCTTGGGGCTTGGACTGTCGTCGCGGAATGCCGTCGTGCCGTCGGCACCATCGAAATGCAAGAGGATCTTGGTGAAGGCGTCAACCTGCGAAGCCGGACCATAGTCCTGAATGTCCGGCAGCGGGGCGTACTGCCCGCCCTGGCTGATGCAGCCCTTGGCCTCGGCCGCCGGGTTCTGGCGGTCCGATCTGTCGGGCATCCATTCGGCGAACGGGATAGGGGTTGGATCAGCCATCAGAGATCCCACGCCTTCTGCGTGCCCGTGTAGGCCTGGGCCGCCATCTTGCGCTTGCCTGACTCTGGGCTGGGGTTGCCGCCGGCCTCCACCAGCTGCTGCGTCGCAAGCCCCACGCCCTCAGGATCCCGCAAGAGGTCGCGATAGAGGAGCAGCTTGGCCTGGCCGCGGATGATTGCGGCGCCGTCGGTCATCCAGGCGTTCGTGTGGGATGCCTCAGACAGCGGGTTGGGCCCGAGCCGCGCCAGGCCCATCAAGGTCAGCGTGTAGACCCCGTTCGGGATAGGGAAGATGCGCAGCTGCTGACCATAGACGGTATAGCTCGCCGGCTGGCCTTGGTAGGTCGCTGACTGCTGGTCGTTCATCCACTGCTGGGTGCGCGCGGTCAGCCGCCGCGGCTGGCTGCTGATCGTCGTCAGGATGTCGTCGATCTCCAGCAGCGTCTCGCCCGTCGCGACCACGCCGCCGGCACTGGTGAGCAGCGTTGGCCCCGTCAGGTCGTAATACTCTTGGCTGGTGACGGTGAGGATGGTGTAGCGCTTCTCGTTGAACTTAAAGCGCTCGCCCTCCTGCAACTCGATCGCATCGTTGATCGCGTTTTGGATCTGGCTGCCCAGATCGTCACGGACGATGTCGTCGGCAATGCGGGCTTGCATGATGGCGAAGTCGGTCATTCTGCGGCCTCCGCCATGACCTGCCGCGGCCTTGCGACCGCCCACTGACGCGGCCCGCGACGCATCTCGAAGCCATGCTCAGGCAGACAACCCGGCAGGTCCGGCAAGCCTTCGATGTCGTCGACTATCACCACGGCATCGCGCAGCCGTGGGCTTAGGATCTCTGTCGCCTTCAGCCGCCCATTGTAGCGAGCGGGTGGACCATCAAGCATCGCCAGGCCGAACGCGCTCGGAAGGTTCACACCATCCAGCGCATAGACCGACGTTCCATCCTCCAGCGGCTCCAGCGGCACATAGTGCAGAACGACATTGGTGACGCCGTGCTCTTCGAGCATGCGCTTAGTGAAACGCCAGTAATGTGCGTCGTGCTCCAGGGCATGGACGTGTCGGTCCGTGCCGGCCAACGCCAAGCCGAGCACCAGCGTAGACAAGCCGGAGCCGGTCTCGATCACGTCGCCACTGGTGTTGAGGGCCTGAGCGTAGAGCTCCTCCAGGGCCTCAGAGAACAGTGGCCAACCGGGCTGGCCGTAGCCGCCAGCCAGTTTCTGGAACACGTCGGAGGTGGTCTTGCCGGACCGCAGCTCGCCAACTGCCTCTATGAAGCTCGGCCGCCATTTCTCCTGCTGATGGCGCAGGTGATTGGCGAAATGCCCGGACCAGACTTTCTCGCCCGAGTGAGAGAACCACATCTCAGGATCCGTGAAGACCTTGAACCCGAGCTGCCGCGCCTTGAGGCACAGCACATAGTCGCCGGACTGCGAGGCTTCGTTGGCCGACAGACCCTCCAGGCCGAGCTCGCGCACGAAGCCGCGCTCACAGATGCGCGCCACGGGTAGCCTGTTCTGCTGCTCGTTGTCGCCGTCGAGCCAGATCAGCCGCCCCTTGGCTTTCTCCCGCTCGTAGAGCGCCTCCACCACGTTCCGGCGGATGCGCATGAAGCCGGTCGCGGCCTTGGGCATCTCGAATAGCCCGAAGTCGTTCTGCCGCGTCTCGCCAGAGAACGGGTGGAAGGGGTACGTCTCCTTGTCGCCCTTGTGGCAGTAGATGCCAGCCACGATATCGCCGGGCGCCTTCAACGCGCGCAGCACGTTGTTCGGGATCCAGCCCATGTCAGCGTCGATGAAGAAGAGGTCCGTGCATTCGCTCTGCAGAAAGTCACGGATCAGGTAGTTGCGGGCGTCGTCCACGTGACAGCAACCCTGCAGCTGCCGAAGGTGGTATCGCACATTGTCCCGCACCAGCGCCTCGATCGTGCCGGCGATGCTGTTCGTGTAGGCACAGCACGGCTTCTCGACGACCGGCGTGGCCAGCATCACAAAGTGAGCCGCCCCGGGTAGGGCGGCTCCAAGACAATCGTAAGTCAGGGACATCCGTCGTCCTTGCTTTAGGTTGCGGCTGCCGGCGCGTAGCCGAGCACGATCTCCGCCAAGCCTGCCGCAGCCGCAGTGCCGGCCGTGGTGAGCTTCACGAACACTTCCGTGTCGCTGGAGAACGTCAGCTTGGCGCCGATCAGCGGCATCACGGCGGTAGCAGTCTCCTCCGTGATGGTCGTCAGGATGTTGTTGGCAGTCGTGCCATTGCTCCCAACCGTCAGCACGCGAGTGCCGGCGGCAGAGAAGCCAGTCTTGACGGTGCCAAGGCAGTACACGATCTGCGAACCCGCCGGGATGACTCCCATCGAGTGGCGCGAGACCGAGTGGGTGGCCACACTGTTGAACGCCACCTGCCTGCGCAGGAAGTGCGTCTGCTTAGTGTGGTAGAACTGGGCTGGAGTCGTCATTGTTCTCCCCTCCCTCAGTGCGCCACGGCGTAGGACGACATCACGACGACGCCGAAGTCCTGGGAGTTCCAAACGAGCTTCTTCAGCCCGCTGATGCACCCAGACTTCACGCCGAGTTGATTGCCGTAATCAAAAAGCTGCTCGAACCAATCATACGAGGTCTGATTGTGCCCGATGCCGAACGCCACGGCCGCCGACTGCGCGCCGCAGAGCAGCGCCCGGCGAACGTCAGTCTGCTCAGTGCCGGCCGCAGCAACGCCCGTCGGAACGCGCGTGCTCTCGTGCAAAATGCAGCCGTTATAAACGCCCAGCGCACCCGTGAAGATCGGGTTGTCCCGGACCTGGCCGCCAGACAGCGCAGCGCGCTGGATGTCGTGCCAGGTAATGGTGGACGTGCTGGTCGAAGTACGGAGATCAGTGACCTGGTAGGGGTGAAGGAAGACGATGTAATACGGCTTCCCATCGACCATCACGGGCCGGATCGGCGGCGTGCCGGTCTTGGCCATCTCGACAGCGCGGTCGATCATGGTCAGGGTGAAGGTGTCACCGCTGTTGTCCAGGTCGTCGTCGCTGTTGGCGCCGGCCTCGGTCCAGATATGCCGGGTCGGAGCCGTGATGGCGTTGTGGCCGGAATAGCGGGTGTCCGTCGTCACCGTATGGCCGGCGAGCTGACGAAACATCCAGGTATCCCAACGATCGGCGAACCAATCGCTGAGGCCCTGCATGGCCTCTTCGCGGATCGAGTAGGGAATCCGCTGCTCGGTCATCTCTCCGCCTGACCTCACCGCGTGACGCAGCTGGTTGATAACCACGTCGTCGGTGTAGGTGGTCAGCGCCTCTTCGCTGCCCTCCAGGGCATCGTCACCCTGCTTACCGTCTCCGGTGAGCTGCATGCGAAGGAGGATGCGAACGCGGTCGCCCTTCTTCGTGGAGGTGTCGTTCTTGAGCTGGATCATGCTGTCCGAGCTGGCGCCCAGGAACCGCTTGAAATAAGTCTTTTTCAGCGCTTCGTGAGCGAGCTTCGGAGTCCACAGCTTGACCGCTTCAGCGGCGTTTACGCCGTATGCGGTAGTTGCCATTGGCACACCATGAGTGTAGCCCGGCGCTGCTCCATGAGCGTCCGGGCGGATTGATCGGATCGGTTGCGGTGTGCTCGGAATGACGCTTCAGAGCGGGCGATGGTCTTCGCTTGCGGTGCGAGCCGGAGAACCGAGGCCTTTGACGCCGTGCCTAGTCGATGGTCTTCTCGGTATCGCCCGAGAGCCGGAGAGAGCGGCCACGGATTACGCCCCGTGGCGCGGCGGAAACTTCAGTCGCGCTTAGCCGAGCTTGCCGGCTTTGCGCATGATCTCCCACACGCGATCGGCCTCGTCAGGGTTCTCGGTGTAGAGCCTGGCGAGGTCGTCGATTGACATCTCGTCGGACGCCTTGCGGCTGCTGCCGCCGCCCGACAGTGTCACGGAGGCCTTGGCCCCCTTCTTGGCGGCGTCGATCTGCTGCTGAGCTCGCTCGGCCAGTGGGGCCGGCGCAGGCGCCTTGCCGTTGGCCTTGGGCTGGTAGCCGCTGTCGAGCGCCAGGTCGTAGTAGAGCTGCGCGGGCGACATGCCGGCCTGTAGGGCATGCATGGCCACGTTGCGCCGGTCCTGGTTCAGGAGGGAGAGCTTGTACTCGTTCGCGTCCTTGTAGCCCTGCTGCCGGCACCATGTCTGTAGCTGCGGCGAGCTGCTCGGGTACATCCTGTCGAGCTGGCGAACGCGCGAGCTCTCCAGGAACGTGCAGGCGTCATCATAATCGGCCTTGTGGGCCTCGCCGCTCCTGGGATCACGGATGGCAGCCTCGCTCTGGCTCACGGTGTGCCACAGCGCCTGCTCCTGCAGGTGAGCCTGAATCTGCTGGGTCTGCTGCTGGCCGCCTAAGTGGCCCTGCCGCATCGCCTCCTCGATCTGGGCGAAACGAGCCTCGACGTGGCCGAGCGGATCCTCACGCAGGTCCGGCATCTTCGGTGCCGCGGACTGCTTCTCGGGTGCCGCCTCTTGGCCGCGCCGGGACTGAGCCTCGCGCAAGGCCGCGATAATGGCATCGGTGCGCGCGCCCTCATGCTTCGCCGCGTCGCGCGACTCTTTCAGCGCCCGTTGCAGGTTCTCGTAATCGGCGTACGGCACATGCTCCGGCTTGGCCTTGCCGGCCGGCTCTGTCGGCTCCGCCCCTGGCTCTGGCGCCGCCTCGGCTGTAGGCTCTGACGGCTCCGGGGCCGCCTCCTCCTGGATGCCGAGCTCCTTGCGCAGCTCGTCGTAACGAGCCGCATCGGGGTCTGCCGGCGGTGCGCTGGGCGTTGCTGCTGCTGGGGTCTGCGTCGCAGTCGTCATGCTGCTACCTTTTTCCGGGGCGCCGCAGCCGCCTTGGCGCGTGCGGCTGCCACTGCCTGTTCATTCGTCGCCCGCTGCGTCGCGAGCTTCTGTTGATCGCTGACAGCCTGCACCGCCAGCTTCTGGCGTGAGGCCTGGGTGTTCGCCGCCATCTTGGCGAGGGCGGCCTCGACCTCCAGGCGGTTCCTCTCACGCTGCGCCTGAAGCTCCAGCACCGTCTTCTCGGTCTCCAGCTGGTGCTCCTCGCGCCTGAACTCCAGCTCCAGCTGACGCGACTGTTGCTCACCGGCGAGCCTGGCCTTGTCGCCCTCGATCTGGGCCTGAATCTTCATCATCTCCGGATCAGGCGGCGGCGGCTGCTCCGCCTGCTGCGAGATGACCTGATTGATTTTGCCAGACACCGAGGATGGTAGTGGGCTGTACTCGATGATGATGGACCAGATCTCCGGCGGCACATTGAGCTTCGCCAGCAGCGGCATCATCGCCTGCAGCATCGACCATGTCGCCTCCTTCTGGTTGGGCGACATCGGGGCTTCGTCGACGATTACATCGTACGTGGCGGTGCCGGGGTCCTTGACCAGCGGCACATACTGCAGCGTGCTGTCCTTGCCCTTGATGCGGATCAGACGGCCGTCGCTGATATAATTTTGAATGAAATAGAGCCGCGTGCGGCCCTTCTCCTTGCGGTACCGCCTCAGCGAGTCGAAGAACACGGCGAGGATGGCGTAACCCGCCTTCTTGCGCTGCATCTCCAGCACGCCGGGCTGGTCGCGCTCGACAAGGCCCAGCATCTCCGGGCTGATGCCGCTGGTCTGCGGCAGCATCGAGTGGACGAACTCAAGCATACGCTCGGTGCCGACAGGCATAACCTTCGGCGTGCGCTCCTGCACTGGCGGGTTTGCCGCGCCCGACAGTGCCCCCCTCTTCAGCTCGATGGCGGCGTCCGGCCTCGACCAGTCGTCCATCGCCTTACGCGGGTTGACGAACGCACCTTCCTCATAGAGCATCCCGCCCTTGGCGCTGCTGTTCAATATGTGCATGATCTGCACGAAGAACTTGTTTCCCCACTGCTGGGGATCGATCATCGCGCGGACCACGCCGAAGAAGGTGTTCGCGTTGCGGTCGCGCTTGCCGGTGATCGCCTTGAACGTGAAGGCGCCAGACTCGATCTCTTCCTTTGGCTCCAGGAAGACGCTGCCGCAAACAACGGCCTGGTAGAACTTCTTGATGTCGATCTTGACGGCTTCCGGCGGCCTCATGCCATTCCGGAGGAACATGGCATTGACCTGATTCACCTGCTCGCGCGTCAGCGTTGCGGCCTGACCCGTGATCGGGTCCGCTATCCGCCAAGCCGGCACCATCTCCCACCACTGGAAATGCCGGATCCACACTTGCCGCTTGTCGGCGCCGCGCTCCTTCTGGGCGGGCTCGTCCTCCCGCTCATAGTCGTCCTTCGGACCGGACCAGCCCCAGGATGGGTCATCATTGACATCGCCACCCGCCGTTGCCGAAGGCAGCCTGTCGCGCCACTTCTTCGGCAGACTGTCGCGGTCGCGGTATCGCGCGCGGATGATGCAGCGGGCGTTGCTCAGGTTGCGCTTGAACGCTCCAGGCGGCGTCGTCCACATCTCCAGCGGGTCGATGCGCTCGTCGAGAATGCGGCCTTCCGGGTCGGAGCTGTAATCCATGAGTGTCTCGGTCCAGCCGAGACCGCAGGTGACCACGTCAGCGAACGCGTCCGACTCCTCGTCCTCCGTGTCGCCCTGCTCGCGCGCCCACTCGTCGGCAGCGCTGATTATTTCGTTCACCTGCACATCGCCCTGCTCGCGGGGGATGTACCGGACCTCCTGGCGGTTCAGGATCTCGGCGCCGGTCACCGCGTCAACCATCGGCGACACGCGGTTGAAGGTCACCGGCTGGCGCATCTGGTCGAGCAAGGCGGCCTTGTCGTCGGACGACCATTGATGGCCGGCGACGAAGTCGTAGCAGAGCCGCGCCTCCTCACGCCAACTGCTCCAGTGGTCGCGCGCCTGGCGCTCCCACCTTCTCAACTGCTGCAGGAGCGACTCTGTGTCCTCGCCCGGACCAGCCTCGCCGGTCTCGGCGTCGTCGTTGTCGTAGCTAGCCATTCGGCCGCGAGTCCCAGATGTACCGCGCTGTACGCTCGGCGTTCCGCTTCACGTCCTCGCCGTCCCCGTGCTTCTCGCGCGCGTAGGCCACCACGATGCGGATGTATTCCGCGCGCGTTCTGCCGAGAACGTCGAGTTGCTCGCGGGCATAGCCGCGGATGTCGTCAAGCACGGGCTCAGCCCTTGACCTCGGCCTTTGCCTCGGCTGACTTGGACCGGGTTGCCGCTTTCGGCTCCGGCTTAGGGGCAAGCTTCTGCGCTGCCGCCTCCAGCTCAGCGACGGTCACGATGCCACCCTTCGCCAGGCTGATCTCGACCCGGCCGCTGCGGCGCTCCCTCTCGGACGGACTCGTCGAGATGCGCAGGCCTACGCCGTTGCCGACGATCGAGATGCCGGGATGCGAGACCCCGAACTCGACCAGCTTTTCGCGCATCCGCGTCAGAACCTTGCCCTGCGGCGGATTGCCAAACGTGTAGCTCATTTGTGTTTCCCTTCTTAGTAGCCGGTCGGCTTAGGTGCCGGACGCGGCGGTTTCCTGTTTCCGTAAATTTACGGAAGCTGCTCGACCAGCCGCATTGTTCCCTTCTGGGCGGGCTCGTCCTCCCGCCGCCTCCTGGTCGAAATAGCTCGACAACGCGCGTGCGCAGGAAGTCCGTGTCAAGCACGCCGCCTGGCGCCACCATCCGCCACGAAGGACCGCTAAGCGCTTCAGGCCGCGGTCTCATGATGGGAACACTCACGCTGCCCATGCTGATCTCCTCACCTGCCGCCCGCGCGCATACTTGTCCGTTGGTGGCGGGACGTACTGGGGCGTATGCCCGCAGGCGCCCGTCATCATTGCGTCGGCGCCGTGCGAGGCCCAGTTGTGGTGGGGCTCGTCGTGCCAGGTGCCGAGCTTCTCATTCCAGAGTTTGCGGTACGCATCGAGGCAGGCGATCCCCCGGGCGCAATTCTCTTCGTCGATCCAGCACATCGACAGCCAGTTCCGACCCGCCTCGATCGCGTCCATCTTGTTGGGAATGCGCGGGACGACGGTGAAGTGAATCCCCAGCGTGGCCGCCACGTCCTTGATCTTTTCACGCCCCGGAAGGACCCAGTGCGTGTGATCGAGATCGTGCGGGCCGTAGTGCGTGCCGTAGGTGTAGCCCTTTTCGTCGGCCACGCGCCGCAGCCAGTTGACGTAGTGTGTGGTGCCCTCGTTGGCGTTCTCGTAGTAGTCGATCAGGTGCACCTGGTTGCCGAACTCTTGGAACAGCCAAATCGCTGTGGAGTCGTTCTTGCCAACATCCCAGCAACTGTGCACCGGCCGTGACGGATCGAAGGGAACGCGCCCGATGCGGCCCTGCTGGCGCATCTTCGTCATTTGCGTGCGGAAGTAAGCCCCCTCCAGCGAGACCTTGAAAGCCTCGTCCGCATAGCTTGGATGCTCCGCCCACATATCGGCCGGGTCGCTGCTCAGGTTGGAGCGCTCCACGGCGTACCAAGCCTTTTGCGCAGCATCGAGGATGATGCCGTGCCGATGCTCCAGGTCGTCGAAGTAGTCACCCAACTCCTTTGGGATGACGACGTTGGTTGGATCCGTGCGGTAGGTCTCATGCGACCACCACGGCAGGAACGTTAGCCTGAACTCCTTCGGAGTGAGCTCACGGCCCTGGTCCTGGGCTGCCTTGGCCTTTGTCACCAAGTCGAAGAAGTCGCCGGCAGCGCCCCGGGCGGTGCTCTCGACGAACACCATGCTTCCCGCGTGGACCGCGCCGAATGCGCCCGTCCTGATCTCCCTTGCACGCTTGGGACTCTCCGCGGCGATCTTTCCCAACTCGCTCACGTGCAGGATCTGCAGTGTGCCGCCACGGTGCGAGGTGCCGACGCTGATGGACGAGCCGTTCACCCACTCCAGGCTGGTGGCATTGTCGGACTTCAGCGGCTGGTGCGCCTTGATCTCCTGCGGCAGCTGCTGATAGGCGAAGCGGATCTTGTCGAGCTTCCGGGTTCCGTCCGCCAGAGAGGCATCAACAATGCCGCAATGGGTGTTGGAGCACCAAAGACACTCATCCAGCATTAGGATCGCGACGAAGGTCGAGATCCCACGCTGGCGAGCCTTCAGGACGATGTTCCAGTTCCAGAGGTTATCCCAGAGCTGACGCTGCGCCTCGTTGCGGCGGAACGGGACGGCCTCGCCGTGCTCATCAATGACCTTGTACAAGTGGTCGAGTCGCCACTCCCGGTTCGCGAGCGACTCCATTTGTGCTGCGGACAGCTTGTCCAAGACGCTTCCCGTCTGTTCTGCTGAAGACCTCGGCGAGCTGCTTACTGACGACGTTGACCGTCAGGTCGCCTTCGATCGGCTGCGCCGCCTTGCCGAGGCCGCGGTCGAGCAGCTCTTTCGCTGCCGCGACGCGCGTTGCCTCGGACTCGGCTTTCGTCATCAGCCGCACCAGTTCCTTGATCGCAGCCGGCGCATGCTTCACAGCGAGCGCCTTTATGTCGGCGGTCGCTTTGTTGGGCACGCCCTTCTTTCGGCCAGCCTTTGAGGGCCGCGGCTGCCCCTTCTGAAATGGCATGAGATCTCACGTTATTTTTTTTCAGCCTTCAATAGGCTTGGGAACTCTGACGACTTCCCGCCTCCTCCAGCTCGACGGTCCTCTGGCAAACCCAAGAAAAAGGGCCGCCAGTCTCCTGGCGGCCCCATCCCGTGTAAGGTTGCGGTGTCGAATCGAAACCAACACGGAGAAGACGTTATGGCCAACGAACAAGTGGTCAATCTTGAGGTGCGCTTGGCCGCCCTTGAGTACGTCCTGGCCCAAGTCGCCAAGGTAGCAATAGCAGCTGGCGTCGGCCCCGACCTTGTTCTAGTAGGCGCCCGCAAAATGCGCGAAGCAGCGCGCCACCAACTTGAGCAGCAGACATTTTCAGGCTTAAGCCCAGCGCTCTCAGACCACGTCGCGGCCGAGCTTCAAGGTGAAGTAGATCGGATTCTAGCCGATGTCGAAGAGATAGCGGCAGGCGCATTGAGGTCGATAGCCAATCGACAGGCACCATAGCCAGATCAAGCCCCTTCTTCTGTCCGCGCTTCGCGGACTGTTTCCAGCTCCGAGACGGATAGGCGCGTCATCAGCGCGTGCCGTCCTTCTCGGCCAGCGGCACGGGCTTGGAGGGCTTCGGGCCGCCGCCGCGATGGACGTTGCTGCCGCACTGATACGGCTTGCCGGGGCTACCCTTGGGCGGCACGCTCTTCTGCGTGCTGCTGTTGGCGCTGTCGTGCTTGGGATCGTTGGACATGTGTGCTCCTTTCAGATCGCGTTCACGAAGACGGCGACGACGATGCCGGCCATGATCGGCCAGTGGGTTTTGCTCCAGCGCATCAACCACCGCCCCGCAGCCATCTCACGACGACTCCGGCTGCGGCGATGACGAAGCCCATGATCGTCGCCCCAACGGGGGTATTCAGGAACTGACCAATAAGCTTCGCCAGTTCCACCACCACCGTCAGCCGGTCGGTCATGGTCTTGGCCGGCTTGGTGGCGCGCATTTCCGCGACCTCCGCCTTCAGGCGATCGACCTCCAGCTGTATGCGCAGGATGCTGGTAGCCATGGCCAGCAGATCTTGCAAAGTGGCTGGGTCGCGGGTGAGCATTCATCGTTGCGTCATCGTTGGTTCAACATCCAGAGCAGACGAGCGTGATCCGCCTCTTTGGTCACCATCGAGGTTTCGCGGCATTGCTACGCTTTTCCGGAGGTTCCTGGACTGCAGGCAACAAAAAAGCCGCCCGGAGGCGGCTTCTGGACACAACTCGAACCCTACACGAAAGAATGTACTTTAGCCGCTTTCCGTATACAAAGCGGTCAGATGTCGCACCCTGAATAATGCAAGAAACCCGCTATCCATCGGCATTTCTTTGCATGGCGTGCGTTTCGCGTGCACACCAAAACGCGTACATTCACGATATTTCGGCCTTTTTGATGTGGTGGTGGAGCACTGCGGCGGCGCAAAAGATCATCATCTGACCCGCCGCGCGTGCCTGCTGCTCTTGCGCCCAACCGTGCATGTTGCCGAACCTGGACAGGCTCAAAGGCCGCCCCGTGGATAGGCCGAGCTCCTCGTTCAGGACCTGCTCCAGCGCCTGCATCATCTCCTCAGGCATCTGGGCCTCGATGGTGCGCCACAGGTATTGGGCGTAGAGCACATGCGACGGCAGGTCCTTCGGCCCGTAGTTGGGGTCGGGCGGCATGCCGTCATAGACCCCGCTAATCAATCGAGCCGTGGACCCTTGGCCCTCGGCGATAGCTACATTCATCGACACGGCGAGGGCCTGCGCGAACCGATCTATTGCAGCACGCAGGTAGCGTGGAAGGTGCCCGTGCTCCTGCATCAGGTCGACGTTCGTGCGAACGCGGCGCACCATGCGCCCGTCGATGACATCCTGGCCTAGTGCGGTCGCCTTCCGAGCGCGCTCTGGGGTTGGGAGACCGATGGGTGTGGGCTGAACCCTGCGCCAGAATTCGCGCGTTGCGCCGATGGTGCGGACGATCTCCTGCTCTACCCGCTTCAGCTTACGGGCCTTCTTCGTCGCCTCCTCGCGGGCCCTCTCCTTGCGCTCTCGCTCGATCGCGCTTTCGCGCCTGGCTTGGATGATGTCGGTGCTCATGGCTGCGCCTCGTAAATGTGATGCGGGCACTCCGCCTTCACCGCGACCCAGGCGGCGAACTCGCGGGCGTCGTTCTCATCGTGGAACCGCACCTCGACGACGTGCTCTGCCAAGGTCGAGACCTCGGCCGGCACGACTAAAACCAGCAGCGCGCGTTCTGCTGGGTGAACCTCGACATTCGCGTTGCCTCCCGTCTTGCCGCCCTCACGAGGTCCGGCCAATTGGCCGGACCTGCGCGATAGCCGAGCGGTGATGGCGTTGAGGATGTGGTTGATGCGTCGCCGCATGTGGTTACCTTGCCGGCCTTGTTACGGTGATGACGCTACGCGCGATACGCCGCGACCCTGCAACCCGGCTGCCGTCCGGCAGTTTCAGCAAGCGTGGGCCGGCCTTCCGCTCGACAGCCACAACATGCGTCGTCTGGGCCTTCCGCTTACCGTTACCACGCGGCGCGCGCGCCGGAGGCGCTGGTGGGAGCGGTGTCCACCACTTCGCAGGCAGCGGCTCCAGGCCCGCCGGGGCCTTGTTGGTGATCTGCTGCCATTGGAGCTCAGCGCGCATGCGCTCCGGGCTCATCGGCTGCTGGCGTTCCAGCAGCTCGGGCCATGTCAAGGCGGACATGGTGTCAGCCTCCTTTCAACTTTTTCAGAGCTTCCGGGACGCTGCGCGGCGCCTTGTAGTCGCCGGGCTTCGGCCGGATGAGTGGCAGCTTGGACAGGAACCTCAGGGAGAGCCGGCTAAGCGGGTTGCCCCCCTTTTCCCGGGCCGTGAACGTGAGGGTCTCCTCGCCGTAATTGGTGCGGCCGACCATGGCGCTGGCGGACGAGCGCATGAGCTCGTCGCGGAACACCTTGGCCTCGTCCGCGTCCTTCCTCACCTCCTCATCATTCGTGCCCCTGAGCCTGTAACAGGTAATCTCGATCTGCCGCTCGATGTACTCCGCCCAAGTGAGCTGCTTGGGCGCCGGTTGCGGAGATGGCGCGTCGTGGCGCACCGCCTTGATGCGGCTCTCAGGCCTGCGCCCGCTGGGCTTGAGCGAGCCTGTTTCGCGGACAAACAGCTTAGGTGGGCGCTGCTTCATGGGCGTGCCCTCAGAACGGCAAGTCGTCGGGCCTGCGCTGGAAGCGCTCCCACTGCTGCCGCAGCCGATCCAACCTAATGCGGTCCTCGCCGGTTGCGCTGCGCTCGCAGCCATCGTTGCACTCGCAGAACCCGCGCTGGCTCAAATCAATGACGAAATCGTAGTAAGCGTTTCGGGCGGCATCCTCGGCCTGCTTCAGGTCGATGACGTTCCCCATATGCGCCTTGACATCGACGCCCGCCTCCTGGGCCAACCGCTGCACTGCCTCTGCAAAGGTTACGCCCTCGGTCTTCATGACGAAGGTGAAAATGTCACCGTGCTCGCCAGAGGCGAAACACCGGTAGAAGCCGTTGTGGTCGTTGACCACGAAGGACGGCGTCCGCTCGGTCCTGAACGGCGAGTGCCCCTTGAGCTCGCGTCCGCACGCGCGGAGATCGACCTTGCGGGCCACGACCTGGCTCAGGGGAACCTTGGCGCGGATCTCATCGAGTAGGGTGTAGTGGAACTGGTTAGTCATCGGATTTTCCTTTCAAGCTGCCTGGCTGGCCTGGCCGCTGCGCGCAAGGTTGGTGAACAGAGTAGTGCTGGCGTCGAAGTGGACATCGATCGTGCCAACCGGGCCGTGCCGGTACTTGCCGATGATGATCTCGGCCTTCCCGGCCAGATCGGCCATTTTCAGTTCCCAGGTGGCGAACGCTGCGATGTCTTTGGGATCCGGCCGCTCGCGCGCCTCGTAGTACTCGCCGCGAAAAACGAACAGCACCACGTCGGCGTCCTGCTCGATCGAGCCGGACTCGCGCAGGTCCGCCAGATACGGGCGCTTGTCCTGCCGCTCCTCGACCTTGCGCGACAGCTGCGACAGCGCGAGCACCGGCACGTTCAGCTCCTTTGCCAGCGCCTTCAGGCCGGTGGTGATCTCGGTGATCTCGCCGACGCGGTTGCCGCTCTTGGTCGTGGCCTGCATCAGTTGGATGTAGTCGACAATCACCAACCCTATGCCGTGCTGGCGTTTGAGGCGGCGCGCGCGGGTGGCAAGGTTGGCGATGCTGATCCCGCCCGTCTCGTCCAAAATGACACCGCGGTCACTGAGCCGCTGGACCATCGGCACCTCACCGGCAACAATCCTGGCGAGGTGCCGCGCGTGCTCTTCGCGAAAGCGGCCACTGCGGAGCAGCTCCGCCGGGATCCCGGTCTCGGCGGAGATCATGCGGCAGGCGATCTGCGCGGCCGTCATCTCCAGGCTGAAAAACACCGCAGGCACTTTGGCGTTGTGCAGCACGGTCCCCGCGAGGCCCGTCTTGCCCATGCCAGGGCGGCCAGCCACGACGACGAGGTCGGAGGGCTGCAGGCCGCCGCCGAGCCTGCGATCGAGGTCTATCAGGCCTGTGGGCACGACGCCGGCCTTGCCGGCGCCCCCGTTGCGATAGGCGTCCAGGGCCCGGAGAACCTCAGCTGCGACGGCGTCGGCCTCACGAACGACATGGCCTTCGGTGCGGTTCTCGGCCAGCGCATACAGCCGCCGCTCTGCCTCCTCGACCTGCTCCTTCGGTGGGAAGTCGACGGGCGAGTCAAAGGCCGCATTGACCATGGTCTCGCCAATGTCGATCAGGCTGCGCCGGGTCGAGAGATCACGGATCGTGCGGCCGTAGTCGCCTGCGTTGACGATGCTGGTGGCGTTCGCGGCCAGCCTACCCAGATACTGCACCGCTGTCTCGGTGGCGCTGATTGGGTCCGTGGTCTCAAAGTAGGGCCTCAAGGTGACGGGGTTGGCCCGCTTACCCGAGGCAACCAGACTTCCCGCGGCCTTGTAGATCGCGGCGTGCAGCGGATCGAAGAAGTGCTGCGCCTCCAGAAAACCGGAGACTCGGTCCAGCGCATCGTTGTTGACGAAGATGGCGCCGAGCAGCGCCTGCTCGGCCTCCAGGCTATGGGGTGGCTGTCTGTATGGTGTATCGGACATCAACGCCCGCCCTTCGTCGCGTTGGCGACAATGTCGCGGAGCTTCTGCATGCCCGCCTCAGGGCCGAGCCGGGCTATCCACTCCTTGCCGGCATCGCTGGCGGCGAGTTCGGCGAGCTGTGTCTCTGGGTTGGCGGCCTTGCGGGGCTGCGGCTGGCACACGTCGTCCTCCCAGCGGCCACCATTCAGCCACGTCTTGACAGCCGGGGTGTATTTCGGGTCGGGCTTGGTAGCCGCGTAGCGCTCGACGGCGGCAATGATTTCCTCGGCCGAGACACGCCGCGTCTTGTGCTTACCGCTGACGATCTTGTCGAAGAGGTCGCGACAGTCGCCCTTGTCGATCTTGCGGCCAGGAGGGAATGCCCTCCAGAAGCGCTCGAAGTCGTTGGGGTCTGATTTCTGAGTTGTACCACCTTTTTGAGGCGCCCGAGTCTCTTCTGGTTCTTTCCTTGGTTCAGTAATAAGAGTGGCCGGCTTTTTTACACCGCCCGCGGGGCACTTTCCTACACCGCCCGCGGTGTACACCGCCCGCGGTGTATGCACCGCCCGCGGTGTACTTTTCCGAAGAGCTTCGACGGCCCTGGTGATGTCTGCCTGCAGGTCCGCCCGGGGCTTCAGCGCTAAGGCGACCGTGTAGTGGAAAGTGAGTTTGGTGTCGTCGAGTGGGTTGGGGAGTTTCTCCCAGCAGACGTACCCCCATGTTCGCAACTCGTAGAGCACGTTGTTGACGGTCCTGACGCTCATGCCGAGACGCTCGGCCAGCGTTTCCCGCAGCGTCCAGCACTTGCCGTTCTTGCTGCCCATATCCTCCAGCAGCTCCGCAAGAACGGCGCGGTGAGCGTGCTCAAGGCGGCGGTCCCGGAGTGCGTCCAAGGCGCGCTGGAATCGAACGACGAGAACGCCCTCCGCGGTGACCGCCCTGAGGTTGTCGTCAAAGGTGGGCACGTTGGGTAGCGTCGGCCCGGCGTCCTCTTGCGGGGGCATGTGGGCGGCGCTAGCGCGTGTGATGCGCTGGGCGACTTCGGGGAAGGGCAGAACGTCGGCAATCTGGGGTGCGTGCAGCATTGTGTGTCCCATTGGTCAGGACCCTTGACGTGCTGCCACAATTTCGATAGTTGGTGTGCACGTCATGGATCCCATGCGTTGGTGGGTCTGTTGATGGAAAGCGCTTACTCGCTGACCTCCCGCACCAAGGCTTACAGCGAGTGGAAGATCGGGTTACGCACGAACAGACGCGCCAGCCCGTGCCAGGGCACACGGCGACAGAAGAAAAACAGTAGACTGCTCAAGGGCCGCGGATGCGGCCTTTCTGCTATATGTGGCGCACCCCCTGTCCTCGGTCGGCGGGGTCCCCGATCATCATTCGTCCCAAACCCCGGCTACCCCACCGACAACAGTAGTGTCGCTATCCTTCTCCACGCGCTTCGCCATGCGCAGCCCGAGCTCACCAACGAATTGAGCGTCAACGCAGGTGACCTTCGCGAAGCCGGAGATGCCGCCCGTCCGCTCTTGCCAGATGTGCTCTACGAGATTGCCGACGATGCCCGACGCTTCATCATGTGAGACCTCGTCGGAGAAGTGGAAGACGAGCGTTGCCGTGTGGACCTTCGTCATCGGGCGGCCTCCGGCTTGCCGGTTTCGCCATCGTTCATGGCGTCCAACCAGCGCTGCACCTCAGAGGCACGCACGCCGATGGCGCGCTTGCCGAGCTTATCGGCCTTTAGCTCGCCGCTACGGATGGCGGCGGTGATTGTGTTGTAGTGACGACCCGTAACCTCCGCGATCTTGCGTGGTCGAAAGTACGGATTGGAGAGCAGGCTCTCGGCCCTAATCGCTAGGGCCTTCCTTGCGAGTTCAGCTTGGGTCATCCCGCGATTTCCTGCGTTGTCATAAGTTGTAATAAGTCGTAGCAGTGCATATCCACTGCACCGCTCTGTGTGGCAAGCCCCTATTGAGCTAGAACCACTGCCGGGGATTCAAAAGCTGGGGATAAATGCATGTCTCGACCCACGAAGGAGATCGAATCGGGAACGCAGGTGACGATCAGCCTACGTGTGCCGGCCGAATTGAAAGCACGGTTGGAGGAGCGGGCTGCAGCGAACCACCGCAATTTGTCCCAAGAGACTGAGCGAGCGCTGGAGCGCAGTTTTTCCCCCGAGGCGCTGTTCGTGGACGCCGTGAACTCGTCGACGTGGGAGGAAGGACCAAAGGGGCGCAGAGCACTGTTCGATTACCTTCAGACCATTGCGCAGGAGCTTTATGGGGTTGGTCCCAGCAACGCCGGGCTCGCAATGATGCGCCAGCTCTTTGGCTGGCTGACCTATGGGGAGCACTATAGCCCGTACAAGCCCGACATCGAGATGATCCAGACTTCTATCGCAGCGATAAATGAGGCCATCAGGCAGAGCGAGGCGAACGGCGACGTACGCCCGCCATCAGGGCAAGGCCAGCGAGAAAAGCCTGAGGCGATGTCTGCGCAGCACGTGCGCGACGCGCTGGTATCGCGTATCGCCAGTGGACAATGGAAACCTAATGCCCCCATCCCGAAGGAGAGCGACCTCGCGCGCGAGTTCGGCGTGAGCTCGGGGATCATGCGCAAGGCCCTCGAAATCATGGAGAGCGAGCGCCTCCTCACTCGTCGTACATACGCGGCCGCACCTTCAAAAGTCTACCTCTTCACCGCCTCTCCATCCCATGACGAGGCCGCATCTGATGGCCGGGCTGTTAGGGGTGCGGCCGCTTAAGCGGCTGGCTTGCGCAGCGGGACAACCTTAGGACGCCGGCCGGCCACCAAGTCGGCGAGGTGCTGCGCCCACACGTCGGCCAGCTGACGGCGCTCGGCCTCGTATAAGGCGCGGTTGTAGGTCCGGCTCACCTTGTTCCCGACGAGGTGCCCAAGGGCGCACTCGATCACGTGCGGCGGCGCTAGGCCCCTCTCGTTTGCATGCGTGCTGTAGCTGCGTCTGATGTCATGCAAGGTCCACCCCTCGACCGCCGGCACCAGGGCGCGCAGGTCGTCCATGTGTCGACTGGCACTGAACTTTCCGAACAGCAGCGGCTGGCCGACGACGGCCGGCACCGACTCCAGGATCTCCACCGCCGGCTCCGACAGGCAGACGATCACCGGCCGCTTGATCTTGACGCGCTCCGCCGGCAGCTCCAGTAGCCTCTGCTCCAGGTTCAACTCCGGCCACATCAGCCCGCAGATCTCGGTCTTGCGGCAGCCGGTCAACATCAGCAACCTGACCGCCTTGCCGAACAGCCCGCACTCCCCCGCCGCGTTCCACACCGCCACCAACTCGTCTGCGCGCAGCACACGGTCGCGGCCCTCGGTCGATGCGCGGTTGTCGATATCGGCAAGCGGGTTCGTGTCGCGGTAGCCTTCCATGATCGCCCAATGCATGAGCCTGGACAGGCAGGACTTGGCCCTGTCGGAGGTCACGTCACCGCGCTGGCGCGCCATCTCGCTGAGCATGGGGAGGATGTCGTGGCGGGTGATGTCGCGGATCGACTTCCGGTGCAGCGGCTTCCAGTGATCGCGCAGGTAGAGGTCATAGATGTAGAGCGAGCGGGCGCGCAGCTTCTTATCGCCCTTGCCCCGGTCCTCGAGGTAGGGCTCGACGAGCTCTCCCAACGTCTTGGGCCGTGGCTCGGCGCGCGCCTTGCGCTCCTCGGCGACCACGTCCTTACCCAACTTGGCCTCGGCCCGCACAGTGCCCGCCTGGTCGCGGGCGGCCTCCAGGTTGCCCCATGAGGCGTAGCCAAGCACCATCCGCCGCTGCACTCCCTTGGCGGAGTATTTCACGAACCAGACCGGTGCGGCGCCGCTCTTGTAGGTGCGCAGCCCGAACCCTGGGTATTGCTCGTCGAAGGTGAGCCGATCGGCCTTCACCTTAAGGAGCTTCTCGACGACGTCCTTGGTGAACCTTGCGACCGGCAT